GCAGTACAACGTGGATCTGGTGATTACCTCCAGCGTGGCAGTTACCCACGCACCCACGAAAACCACCTACAACGTGGGGGAAACATTCGACCCCACCGGCCTGGTGGTCACCGCCACCTATGCCGACGGCACCACGGAGGACGTAACCGACGGCTGCACGTTCAGCCCCACCGTTATGGCAGCCAGCACCACGGCGGTGACGATCAAATACCAGCGGGCGGGCGTGACGGTCACGACCACCCAGGCGGTCACGGTCCTGGAAATGTCCAGCATTTCCGTGAAAACCGCACCCAACAAAACCGCGTATTACATCGGTGAGAGTTTCGACGCCACCGGAATGGTGATTGAGGCCACCATGTCCAACGGCACCAAAAAGACCGTGACGGGCTGGACGTACACTCCCAGCGGCGCCCTTTCCAAGACGGACACGGCGGTGACGATCTCCTACACGGAAAACGGCGTCACAAAGACCTGCACCCAGGCGATCACGATCCGCACCCTGTCCAGCATTTCGGTGACGACGGCGCCAACG